TGTCTCATAGAACGTCAATACTTTATAGGTAGTATCGACAAGATACATGCCTGTCGGATTTAGGTCCCGGCACGTTCTATACCTTTCGCCCGCAAGGGCATGTCGTCAACCAGTGGAGTGTGAAATGCCAAGTACTGACACATGGACTTCTCAACTAGGTGAGTCTAATCTAGTTGGGGTAGGCCGTGAGCGGTCTTGGAACAACACGCCGAACTGGTGGACTATTCCTAAGGAAGATCTGCCCGTCAACGGTTATGACGACAGACAGAAGACAAGGCGATCTATTGCCTTCGACACTTCTGTCGTCGAGAAGACGGGTGGTACCGAGATTGGCTCATTCAACAGACACCTGACTGGAAATCAGACGGTATCCTTTTGTACGCTCCGTAGAGCTACTTCAAAGGTATCGTTTGACGAAAAGATGGTGGCTGCCCTGAATAAAGCAAAGATCGGTGCCTTAGTGAAGATGGCTGATGCAAAGGTTAACCTTGCGGTTGCCTATGCTGAAGCCCACAAGACGTCCAGTTTGATCTTAGATACGGCTCGCCGTATCGACAGAGCTTACAGGGCGTTGAGGAAGGGCAACTTGAAAGGTGTTGCCAAAGAACTTAACATCACCCCCACCAAGGTTCATAAGACCTGGCTGGAGTACAAATACGGCTGGATGCCGTTATTGATGGATGTTAAGGGCTCTGCTGAGTTTTTCGCTCAGCAGGCAATTACTCGGAAACCTCGGTTCACTGTAAGTCGAAAAATCCAAGACTCCTATCAGGAGGTTGGGGACGTCGACCACGGTGCGCCGTTTGGTGTGCCTCCTTCAGTATCTTCAACTTTGACACATGTGTTCAAGGGAGAAGTGAAGGCTCACATCTGGTGCGAACTATCCAGTCCGCACTATTCCGAGTTGCAACAGTTGGGCGTGACAAACCCAGCTTTAGTTGCATGGGAGCTTGTGCCGTTTAGTTTTGTTTTCGACTGGTTCATCCAAGTCGGGGACTATTTGACGGCGCTATCAGCCTTCCACGGAGTACGTGTCCTCAGAGCATACACGTCTCAAGTGACGAATGCGACTAGCATATTTAACTATCCTCAAGTTACACGAGAGGATGCTGGATATGTCTACGCGCAGACGCCGCTTGAGTGCTGGTATGTCGAGAGGCAGTACACAAGGGAACCTTGGTTCCCTTCACCGCTCGAGCTCAGTATTCCAGTAACGAACAACTTCGATTTTCCGAAGTTGGTGACATCGCTGGCTCTTATCAGAGGCGGGTACCGTGGGACTGCAAGGATTTAACTCCCTTGTCACGACCACTCTTCCTTTTCAGGAGTTCAATCTATGGCAGCAGCTGCCGCTCTGACGCTCAAGAACAACGCCGCCGCGAACGTCACGTTCGATGTCTATTCGGTCAATCCGGATAGCGTCGAATGGGTCGAAAGCGGGGCAACGTCGATTCTTGGGACGTCTCGTTTTGTTCTGTCTCGGGTCATCCCGGCAGACAAAGCGACGGGTGTTTATCGCACTCGAGGCAAACTGACGCGTCCGGTTATCAACGGCACGTCTGGTCTTCTCGATGGGACCCTCACGGCCACCTTCGAGATTCTCCACCCCGCCATTCTCTCGACTGCGGAGACTGATGAGTTGTACGCCCGCTTCAAAGAAGCTGTCGCACAGGCCATCGTCAAAACCGCCGCCGAAAGTGGCGCCATTCCTTCGTAACTAGAAACTAAAGGCTTGTATCATGAGCAATTCAACCAAGTTGATTACTCTCCGCAGAATGATTCGTGATCTTCTGCTTGACTCTAACGGCTCCCTGCTTTCCGCAGGACCGTTCGAATCTAGATTCCGCTACCACCTTCAACGCGCCGTAATGGTGCTAGAGAGTGATGGAATCGGAGACAAGCTGGCAGAGACTAGCGATGAAGAAAATTGGAAGGAGAGCGGCGATTTCCCCGACCGCCTTACGGTGGTTGAGACTCGCCGTTACGGCACTCAGTTCTCAGGAGATGAGTTCACTATTGAAGTGGCTCGTCAAAACCCTGATTCTGTGCTTTCTGGGATGGAAGGGACTAAAGACGACTGGAGACAGTTTTACACTGCCGACGGTTGTCCCAAGCCCTACTACCTCAGGAAGCTGCCTTGACCAGACAGAGGGCGAAACAAAAATATAACGCCCTCTTCGGAACTCTACGCGCAACGTGTAGAGATTTCAGGGCTCCTCCCGGAGTTCTGTTCCGTGTTGCTGTTGACTTGTTCGAGTCACTCGACACACCTGTCTCACTATCTTGTGAGATTTTGCTCCGCTACGGTGAGTTAGAACAGCTTGTCACCAAGACTGTTAATCCAAGAGATTACTCTCTGCCCACTAGGTTTCGCGACGACTGTCAAGCCGTTTCGTTCCTTAAGAAGGCCCCTCTAGAAATAGAAGGTGTGGATCCTCTCGTAGCAGCAAAGGAGAAATTCTTTGCCTCGGAGGTTTCGTGTGCTCAGACCAACAGTAGATTCCGTTCACTTTGTGCGGGTACCTTAAAGGGTGCCCGCCCCCCAGTGATAGCTGCCCTTTTGGCAGCTGCTGAGGAGGTTCAAAGGGTTCTGGGATTTTCTGTTGATTCTGGTGAGTGGCTTAAAGCGTGTCGTTTTGGCCCCGGTGCTTTTAACCACACCGATGCAAGGGGTTTAACATCCCTTTATGACAAGCTGCAAGTCTCCCCGTCAGTATCGAAAGATATGGCGGGTATTGGGGCTCTGCTCGTAATGAGCCAGCCCCATTGGGCGAGGTCCGTTACTAATACCGAGACAGTTGGCTTCTGGCCGATTGTCAAGGTAGAAGATATGGACGTTGTTCCAGGCAACCGTATAGCTTTCGTGCCCAAGACCGCTGTCACACATCGAACCATTGCGATCGAACCGCTTGTGAACGTCTACGCCCAGCTGGGTATAGGCCGACTCATGCGTCGAAAACTCTGGCAGAAATGTGGATTGGACCTTGATGACCAAATCCCTAATCAGGAGATGGCCAAAAAGGGTTCGATCGACGGCTCTCTAGCTACTATTGACCTGTCCTCAGCGAGCGACACTGTCGCACGTGAAGTAGTTCGTTTTCTCCTTCCA